TGCACCAGCACGTAGCCGCCGCTGGGGCCGGCGCTGCTCAGCGTATGGATGGCACTGCCAGCGTTAGCCGGGGTGCCAGAGTCCGCGATGCCGATCACGTCGCCAACGGCATAGGCGGTGGTGTTGCTCGGGCGGGTGATGGTGACCGCGCTGCGGTAGGCCTTGCCATCGACGGTCAGGCTGCTGCTGTTATCGCTGACGGGGATCGGGTTGCCGGCGTCGTTTTTGATTTCGACGCCATCGGCATCGAGGCTTAGCGTGGCGCCTTGGATGTCGACCGGCAGGGGGCTGGCCGGGGATACTTGGTGCTCAAACCCGTCTGAGCCTAAATACGAGGTGGCAGGCATGAGACCAAAACGTAGAACGGCTTGTTGATTGCAGTCTAGTACGTGTATAGCACGGGATTTAGGCGGATTCTTCGGGGGAAAGTGTTTCTTCTGTGATCTGAAGCGCGGTTTGATTGGCTGCCTCCGCTTCGTCTTCAATACTTACGTTGTCGGGCAGGATTTCGCCGCGGCGGAGGATTTCCAGCAGCATGGAATCGCTGATTTTGCCCATTTGATTGAGTTGGGCGAGGACGGAGACGTCTTGGCCGATCAGGCGGTAGTAGTCGAAGTCGCGGTCGATCGTGATCTCCGGGGGTTCCAGGCCGACGTATTCGGCGGCGAAGGCGAAGGCTTGGTTGAGGGCTGACTCCAGTTCTTGGCTGATGATGGAGAGGACGCTGTTGGATTGGGCTTGGTCGATGCGTTTTGCCTCGGCGGATTCGGCTACGAATTTTTGACCGAAGAGTTTGGTGACGCCGAGCGTTGACATTTGTTGCTCCAGGGATTGGAGTTCGGCCATTTGCGCGTCGAAACTGGTGGCGTCGGATTGGACGTAGTACGCCTTGTTGCCTGGTTGCATGGCGATGGCGTAGTTCACGCCCATCGTGGCGCTACCGGTGGTGTCGTCCCAGCCCTCTAAGACGAGGGTGGGCATGGCGGCGATGTGGAGGGCGTGGATGAGGTCGGCTTGGCGTTGGTAGTGGGTGATGTTTAGGTTGGCGATGTCGAGGAGTGGGGGCTGGGAGATTAGGAGGCCGCGGCGGTTGCTGTAGATCGGCACCAGGGGGATTTCGGAGAGGCTGTAGCCGCCGGTGGCGGTGAATTCCACTACGTCTTGGCCGAGGGTGTAGAGGTCGTAGCGGCCGGGGTAGATGACCCGCATTTGCTCGATCTGTTCCTCGCCGAAGTCGTTGAGGGGGCGGACGTCGTAGTCGTGGATGCGGACTTGGAGGAGGCGGTTGGTGCCGTCCTCCTTGCGCCATCCCCAGATTTGGGGGGCGTCGACGTGGACGAAATAGGGGCGGCGTCCCAGGGCGCGTTCTTCGGCGAGATTGCGGGCCTCGCTCGCGGAGGGGTAGTCGATGAGAATTGCGCTGTGGCCGTAGGTGAGGCTGCTTACCAGCGCACGGCGTGCGTACTCGTTGATGTTTGAGCCGAGGCCGTCGATGTTTTGGGATAGTTCCAGCCAGTAGGCGTCGCCTTCGATGTGGATGGGTTTGCGGAGGATGGCGCCAGCGGCGGTTTCGATGAGGCGGCTGGTGTAGGGGGAGAGGACACTGCGGTCGACGCGGGTTTGGTAGGCGTCGTCATCCTCGCGGGGTTCCTGGGGGAGGTAGGTTTCGCTTAGGTCGCGTAGGTAGTTGGTGCCGCGGGTGACGGCGGCCATGACGCTCCAGTCGGGCATCATGGCGATGACGTCGAGGCTGCGGACGAAGGGGGACTCGCTGACTACAGCGCCAGTGGGCGGGATGTTGGCGCTGTAAACCACGGTTGGACTCCTACTTTGTACCTATTTTGGCATTGAAGAAGTGGATTCATCGGTGTGAAGGGAGGTAGTCACCATTTGGTGCGGTTTGCCCAGTAGGCGGCGGACATCTTGCCTTTTGCGATATTTTTGGCGTGGCGAGCTTGGAATGATGCCCTTCTGGCTTTGTCTGATTCCGATTCTCCTTTTCGTGCTGGTGAGCCAGATACACCCTGCTGACCGAAACGGATGAGTTTGATGGTGTCGCCTTCCTTGGCGAGGACCACGTGGGATTTTTTGGGGTGGTTGGGGGTGCGTTTGGGCTTGTTGTAGCCCGAGAAGCGTTCGCCGCGATACTCAATCGTCATCTTCGGGTTCCTCGTCGTCGGGATCGGGGAGGGGCACCAGCACTTCGATGCCGTGGGCGAGCATCGTGATGAAGCCGCCGAGTGTTTCGGGGAGTGAGGGGGTTTTGAAGACGAAGGTTGCGTGGGTTACGCCTTCCTCGGCGTCGACTTCGATGTGGATGCAGCCGCCGTTGATGGTTTGGATGGCCATTACTTGCGTTTTTTCTTGGGTTTGGTCATGCCAGCCTCGGACATGGCGATGGCGATGGCCTGTTTGCGGGATTTCACCACGGGGCCTTTTTTGCTGCCCGAGTGGAGTTTGCCGGCGCCGTATTCGCGCATGACTTTTTCTACCTTTTTCTGCGCCTTGGAGGCTTTTTTGGCCATTTTTTATGCGGCGGCTACCACACACGATAGGTGGTCTTGCCCAGGGATTCTGGTTTGGCGAGGTTGAATACTTGGAGGCAGAGGTATCCCAGGGCGTCGAAAGAGTGGTCCACGCCGAGATTTTTGTTGGGGAGGCCGGTGCCGGGGGCGTAGGTGAGGGTGCGGAGGGATTTTATTAATTCTTTACATCGCGGGTGGATGAAGAGGCGGCGGGTTCCAGTGGCGTCGAGGAGGGCGGTGTTGACGCAGGTGATTTTGTCGCGGATTTTCCAGGGGTTGCGGGGGCTGGAGACGGTGAAGCCGGATTTTCGGAGGATGTTGTGGTCGGTGGCTCCAACGCCGGAGGTTTTGCGGGCGCCGCCGGTGGGGTCCGGGCAGGCGATGATGCGGCGCTCCACGCCGAAGCGGGATTGGATTTCTTCGCAGAGATCCCAGGTGGTGGCGCCGCCGGTCATGACGATTTCGTCGAATACCCAGAGGACGTCGCCTTTTTTGACCGCGCAGACCGCAGACATGGGGTCCACGTTGAAGTCGACTCCAAGCAGGAGGGGGAGGACGGGGAGGTCTTGGACGATTTTGTCGATGTTGTCGTCCGAGAATGAGACGGCGACGAGACCGCTGAGATTCTCGAAGCTGGCCTCGAATTCTTGGCGGAAGGTGCGGGCGTCGAGTTGGGCGCGGGCGGCTTCGATTTCGGCGGCGGGGACGTTGTCGCCTTCGATCGTGGTGAATTGCCAGCGTTGCCAGTCCGCGTCGCCTTCCTCGCAGTAGCACCAGAGGTCGTAAAACCAGCTGGCGGTGCCGTCGGGGGTGGAGATGAAGAGGGCCCAGCCTTGTTTGTCGGCGAGGGCGGGGCGGATGACCTCGAACCAGACTTCGGCGTCCATGAAGGCGGCTTCGTCGAGTACCACGCCAGCCAAACTGCGGCCTCGCAGGGCCATGGCGTTTTCGGTGCCTTTGAGTTCGATCGTGGAGCCGTTGACGAGTTCGATTTTGAGGTCGGTTTCGTTTTTTGACTTGATCCAGGCTTTTGGGACGAGGCGTTTCATCACCTTCCAGGCGATGTCTTTCGCCATTCGGTAGGTGGGGGCCGCGTAAAAGAAGGTTTCGCCCGGACGTTCGATCGCTCCACGCAGTAATTCGATGCAGGAGAGGTAGCTTTTGCCGAAACGGCGGCCGGCGACGAGGACGCGGAAGCGTTTTCGGCTGGTAAATACCTCTCCTTGGGCGTGGCGGAGGGTTAATGCTCCAGCGGAGTCGGGCATTTTGTGGTTTTGGGGGTACTTTCTAGGGTATTACAGGAAATTGAACCCCTACCCCCCGGTTAGTAGTGGCTTTCGGTGCAGTAGTTGCCGGTGCGGTACGTTCCAAGCGGGCAGGTGGGGCCGACGCGGGGGATTGTGTAGCGGGTTGTGCGAGTGCTGGGTATGCAGTAGGCGGAGGCGCGGTAGTAACCGAGGGGGCAGGTTTCGCCGATTCGTACCAGCGGAGTCGGGGGATACTGTGCAAGGGTAAGGATGAGGGCGAGCATGGGGTGTGGGGTTGCTGGGGGTAGTGTATCACAGTAGAGAGAAATTGGATTGTATCAGTAGGTTCCCTACGCCGCGACCACGCACTAAATATAACGAACTGCGCCCCCCTTAAGTATAAGGGGAGCGCGGTTACTTTCAAGCGTTAAACACTGCGTCAGTTACGAGCTCGAGGTATAAAGAATCCGCAGCCTTTATAACTTCTATAGAATCGGGAAGCCTGCCAGACAGTATAGAGAAAGCGTCAGGCAGGGTTAGCAGATCTGCGTTGTCTTGGATCAAGTGCAAAAGCTCGAGGCGCGTCATGGGTGGTTTCCCTGTGGTGACCTCTGTATTGTATCACAGCTGGACCGCTTAACCGCCAGGATCCCGGCAGCGGTGGCCGCTATCGCAAGCGGTAGGTTAGCGG